CATTCTGTATATAACCCATAGCACCACTCACTTGCTTAAACCTCTTCCACGCGTCTCTGAGAGCCTTTTTCCGTGTTGCGCGGTCCGTCAAAATAGAATAGAGTGCCCTTATGAACAGGAAAGACATCATCGACCTCTATTCCGACGACGAGCCGGACATATTGTTCGCGGACGGATATGACGGCGCCATCGAGGGCGTCGTTTGGGACGGCGAGCGCACCCGCGTGGTCTACAAGACCGAGGGAATCCTCAAGATACTCATGGACCGCGACAAAATGACCTATGACGAGGCGAGCGAGTTTTTTGATTTAAATGTTGCGGGATCGCACATGGGGGTGTATACACCTCTGTATTTAGAGACATAATGTCTCTTTACGAACTTTAAACAGAAAGAAGGACGTTATGTTCAACTTAACAGGAGATGAGCAAATAGGAATTGTTTATCAAACAAAAGATTACTCCAAGTTTTCTTTTATGAAATACAATAGAGACATTGACTACAGGCACGTGGAGCGTCTTAAAAAAGAAATGAAAGATAATGATGTTGATACGCCCATTCAAGTTACGGAAAAAAATGGAGATGATAAGCACTATATCATGGACGGACAGCACGTATTCGAGGCAAGGCGAGCCCTTGATCGAGCCATACGTTATGTAATCAATAAGACGGATAATCCGGAAAAAGCGGTTATTTGCATGAACACGCATAAAAAAAACTGGAGCAATGATGATTTCTTAACAATTTATGCGAAAAGAGAAGAGGAAAACCATCCTCTTGATCATCAGGACATGCCGTATAATATTTGGAAAAAGGCCAGGGACTCAAAGCTTCATCAGTCCACTTTACTGGAATTGGCTTACGGTTCGCGTGAGAAAAAATACAGTGATTGTTTTAGAAACGACAAATTAATTATAGAGGATAAGGAAAAATTCAAGGAAGATGCAAATTACCTTGTGTCAGCGACAATCCATAATAAAATTTGTAAAATTCGACATTTTCAGCTTGCCTTGTGCAAGGCGCTGTTGAATGAGAATTTTGACAGGAAAGTTTTTTTAACTAAGTTGGAAAAATATCCCGACATGCTGAGGCGTTGTAATGACATAACATCATACTATTTAAACATTGAACAGTTATATAATTATTACAACAAAAAAAGTATTAAGTTAACATAGTGAGCAATGATAAAAGTGAAAAAACACGACGTCGTTTACAGGAAACGAAATCCCGTGGCACGCGAGGTGCGGACGGAGAAATATAAGATGAAGGTGATTCCCGACAAGCGCCGGGAGAGGAAGGAGAAGGATGAATGGAAAGAGTTAGTGGAAGACTTGAGAAGACGGTGAAGATCGGTTATCAGGACATAGCCATCAAACGGGACACGACCACGTTCCAGAAGCAGACGGACGCGTACGGGGAGTACGAGCACCGGAAGAACACCATAACGATACAGACCGGACTGCAGCCGCTCGACGAGGCGAACACGTTGCTTCACGAAATTTTACACGGAATAGCCTACATCAATTCGCTGACGCAGACGGGAGAGCCCCTTGACACGGAGAACAAGGAGGAGGTCGTCATCAACACGGTGACCAACGGCCTGGCGCAGGTGTTTCGGGACAACCAGTGGCTTCTGCCGTACTTCAAGGACAAGTTTAAATAAGGGGAAAAGAATATGAACATGGAAAGACTGCTAAAATCGGTAAAGGCCCATGAAGGCTACCGCAACAAGGTCTACCTCGATTCTCTAGGCAAGAGGACCGTGGGCGTCGGTCATTTGTGCGTGGAGGACTTCTGGGAGGACGGAGAGGAGTACGGGGAGAAATTCCTCCTGACCATCCTCGAACAAGACCTGAAAAGCGCCATACAGGGCGCTGAGGAGCTTTGTAGCGAGTGCCCGGCACTGGATGACCTTGCGAAGGAAACCGTCACGGAGATGGTGTTTCAACTGGGAAAAACCGGTGTGAAAAAGTTCCGTAATTTTTGGAAGGCTCTCAGGAACGATCCGCCCAATTATGAGAAGGCCTCGATCGAGATGCTGGACTCCAGGTGGGCTGATCAGACCCCGAAAAGGGCGAAGGAGATGAGCGATCACATGAGGAGCCTCGCGTGACCTGGTTCAGGATCAAGGACTGGTTCCTGAGCCTTTGCGAGAAGTACGGGAGCAGGGTGAGCAACTGGGCGTGGCACAAGCGATGGCACAAGCGAAACCGGCGCAGGTACAAGCATGGATGAGCCGTTCGTACTGCAATGGTACTGGCAGGAGAGCGCGTTGCATCCCTATGAAAGGACGAAGGCCTGGTACCACGGGCCCCGTGAGGAATGGATGAACTTGGAGGAGGACGATGACGACAATGATGATTCTTGACGTGTTACAGGTGGCTCTTCTGGCCTTCATCGCCGTGATGGTGTGGGGGATAGGGGAGAAAATGGCTGAAAAGGAGAAGGACGAATGACGGAGTGGGAACGACACGAAAGGAGGAAGCAGAAGACGGAACACATGCTTTCACTGGAGAACGAGGTCAGGGCGCTCTCAAAAAGGGTGAGACTCGACGCCACCGGCCACATCATAACCACGATCGGCGTGCTCAACGATCGGGTCGAGGAGTTGAAGCGTGAAATGATAAGGGACGGGGACCGGAAAAGGCTGACGGAGAAGATATGGGCGGCCGTCGGAGACGACCAGGCGGGAAAAACGACGTCCCAGAAATAAAAGATCTTGATCCCATCGACCTTTTAGGTGTATAACGGCAAGTTCACCCCAAAACACAAAAGAGGAGACTGAAATGACCGAAAGGGATATGGAGAAGATGCTTTGCTACCTGGCAGACAAGGTGGATAGACTGGAGAAAGAACGTTGTGGTTGTCACGACGAGAAAACATTGAGACATTTGTCGGAGAAGCCTCCGGCCCATTATCCCAAGAACGTATATAAGACGAATTATGACGAAGAAGAGGACTGCCCCTCCTGCTCGTCCTAGCGGTTTTTTCTAACGCGAAGCCCGAGGCGGGCCCGCCTCCTGTTCTTTCTTTTCCTTGATCCGACTTTGCGTCGGCCCTTGTGCCTTTTTCTTTTTAAATCGGCCCGGCTCATGTTTTCTTATCCTGTCCTGTTCGTCCTGCTGGACGCGACCGCGCCAGTAGTCACGCTCCTTGAGGTCCAGGTCGTTCCAGTGGAACTTCTTGTAATCCGCGTCATACAGATACCTGTAATGGCGGGCCCTCTTGTCATGGCGCGTGTAATCAGGATAAACTGGTTCCATCAACCATCAAATCGTTCTCGTTCATTTCTCAGGTCCATGATTTCTTTCTCGTGCTCGTCCCACAGCTTTTTTCCTTCCTTGATCAGCATGTCCCATTCAACGGGATCGAACACCTTCGTCGTTCCGTCCGTGTAGTGCACGCGGACGAGTTTTTTTTCTTCTTGTTCAAAATGGATGACGGCGTTAACTATTTTTTCCATCTTTTCCAACAGGTTTCTGCGGCTTGAAGTGCGCTGTTCTGATGTAATTTATGGTTCCCCGCAGTTCGTTCTGCTTGATGAGGATGTTCTTCAATTCTTCGATGTGATCCGCGTGATCATGATCCTTGCTGGTGATGTAGGCGGGATTGTGCGTCAGAAGAAGCTCCCTGGCCTCCGCCTCGGACAACTCCCCCGTCATCTTGTTGAGGACCGCGACGTACAGCGCCTGCTTAATGTTGTTCTTGTTTTGCTCGGTCATGATCTTTTCCATTCACCTGCTGTTCGTGTTCCTTGTCTATGAGGTAGCGAACAAAGGCGCCCATTGACATGTATTTTTCATTCGCCATGGGTTTCGCCAGTTTATAGGAGTCAATCTTAATCGCGATTGACTTGAACTTCGTAATGTCTGTCATTCTTTATTTCTCCTTTTCATTAAGCTCACATATATGGGATTTAATGAAAATGTCAAGGATTAAATAGGAGGGGATAGGTCATGTATAAGTATGAAATGGTGTCCTTGACCTTGTAGACGTAAAAGGAGTCAACGGCGTATCCGTGCAGGGTGTCGGCCAGGGCCTCCACGTCGACTTCCTGGCTCGTCCACTGCCTGATCCGTTCTTCGCGGTATTCCTTGAAAAAATCGTGGGTGTTGAGCATGGTGACGTAGCTCGCCACGCTTTCGCATTTGCGCCCGTACCTCTTGACGAGGACGTCGCTGTTGAGCGCCTTTATGTGGGGTTCGGTTGGATCTGTTTGAATGATTCCGTAGAAATTATTACCGAGCTTGGCGAAACGGGACTTTCCCCAGTCGGATTCCAGTACGGCCTGAGCCGCGCTGAGAACGACCACCACGCGCTGCTGCGGGGGGATGATCGCGTTGAATGCTTGCGTGCACTGCACGATTCCCGTGACGAATTCATCTTTATTGTCATATTCAAAATCAAAATTACTGATGAAAGGCTGGCACAGCAGCAGCAAGGTGGCGCACAGTCCTGATACAATGTTCATTATTTACATCCTTTACATTTTTACAATTCATTGAACACAAGCTGTTACACGCTTTACTTTGAAATTGCAGTATTTTGTTGCATTTAACGTAAACTTGTCAATAATGTAAAGCATGGAACAAGACAGTAAACAGGAGAGTTCTTTAAAAAAAACTGTAAATATTCTAGCAGAAATGACAAGAAAAGATATCCAAAAATTAGATAATCCAGAAGATTTTTCAGACATTAAAGTTATTTATACTGATCATTATGGTTGGTCTTTGAAGAAAAAGAGTGTTCCCCCGCCAAGTGAACAAAATTCTTAAATTCCTCATTGCTTAATGTTCCTTTCCACATATTAAAAATAAAACAGACCAATTGTAAATTTTCTCTCTTATAGTGTATGGAGGAGTCAATGCGGTCCACTGAAACATTCTCGTGCACTCTTCCTTTTCCTTTTATATGTGTCATAGGTTGTTGCGAAAGAGCGCAAAGTCCTTTTTGTTTTTTCCAAAGATCCATTAAATAATCTAGAGTAACATCATCATCCGTAGGGTAGCGTGCTTGTCTTTTGGCGTTGCATAACCAATGCTTTAGGAAGTTATCCGGACTCTTGGATAATCTTTCGTTGTCCTTGATCTTTTTTTTAGGGGCTATCTTGTCATTCCAATGTTTTCTGCAAGTCTTGCACCAACTGCTGTGTCCATCGGAGCTTTCCGCCTTTGCATGAAACTCTGAGTATAATTTTTCTTTTCTACAGTTCGAACAAATCTTCACATTATTTCACCCCAAGAAGGCCCCAACTTCATATCCACCTTCAAAGGAACTTTCAGCTCAACCGTCTGCTCCATGATCTCCTTGATCTTTTTCGCCTGCTTTTCACTTTCTATCGAGCAGTTCAGTTCATCGTGAACCTGTATGTGAGAGAGTATTCCCTCTTCATACAAATCAACCATCGCCTTCTTCGTCATGTCGGCGCTTGATCCTTGTATCAACCGGTTCAACGCCTTATAAGTCCACGCGCGTTTCAAATACTGTCCGTACTCATTCTCCGCCTCCCATCTTGGAAGGGCCTTGTGAATGCCGAACGCTCTGGGCTCCCACAGGTCAAACCGGCACTTGCGTCCTAGAAGCGTCCTCAGATAGCCCACGTGTTCCGCGCGCCGTGTCGCCTGCTCCATCAACTGTTTGACGAAGGGGACGTTGTTATGGTATTTTGAAAAAAGGTCGTCCACCTCCTGCTTGTTGAGTCCGAGTGAGCTCGCCAGTTTTCCCTTTCCCATTCCGTACATCATGCCGAGATTGATCGTCTTGGCCGTCCGCCTGTCAATGCCCGCCATGTCCGCCACGGCCTGGTGGAAGTCGGGATCCTCCGTCTTGTAGGATTCAATCACTTCATCAGCGCCCCTCAGTCCCCCGCCCGTCAGTGCGGCGTAATGAACGAGGACGCGCGGCTCCTGCTGTGAATAGTCAAAGCTTCCCCACGCGCACCCCGTCTTCGGGA